CTTGTTGCACAAAGGGAGAGCCACCCTAAAGAGGTCAAATGCCTTTGGGGACCTACAGGAGTTGGAAAGACGCGTTGGGTCTTTGAAACCTATCCTGGTGCTTACTGGAAGACCCGATCGGTCGGTAGTTCGCAATGGTGGGATGGATATGACGGACACGAAGTTATCGTCATTGATGAGTTTTACGGGTGGTTTCCCTGGGACTTCCTACTACGGCTCACCGACCGATATCCCTTGCAATTGGAAGTTAAAGGAGGAACGGTACCATGCCTTGCAAAAACGATTGTGTTTACCTCTAACAAACACCCCCGAGACTGGTATCCCAACAGTCGATATGCTTGGGACGAAAGCAATCCTCTCAAACGAAGATTTGCAGAAGTTCGAGAGCTCACAGGAGATCCACGATCTACTGTGGCAGGAGACCCAGCCGTGGTCCCCAGCATTTCCAACGACCCCGCCGATGACTCTTTCAGAGGAACACTATCTGACAGACTCCCAGTTTGCGGACTGGCTCAGCCAGTGTTCCGAAATGGATTGCCTGCCCCTGTCGCAGTGACTGATTTGTATATGAATATATCAGATGATGAGTTAGGAATTGGTAAATAAAGTTTATTAATTGTCGACGAATCGAACTCGTGAATTGACTTGGAAGGAGTATGTGGCGTTTAACGCAATGACTACCAGGTAGAGTGAACCTGAAACAATGTCATTTACAGTGCCGGCCGATCCTGCATTGAAGATTGTGTCCTTGTTGATACGGATAAACTTTTTGACAAGTCGTTGGGTCGGAGATCCAGCGATAGGAACACTGCCGTTGTAATTGTGCGCGGGCAATGAGACGAATTTGTCCATGAGTACAGTAAATCTTTCTCTGTTCTCCAACTTGTTGGGGTCCAATACGTTGTCAGCATTAAGAAGGAGAGTGGAAGTCGTTGCTGTTATGTTGGTTTGAGAATCATAGACTACAATGGCCCTGGCGAGATTCCCGAGAGGGGAAGGTACGGTTACTATCGGCGCGAAATTAATTCTGATCATCAAAGATTTCATATTGATTTTCCGACCGACACGATTAGCGATGTCTGACCCTGCTATACAACCGTTCAGTAGAATTCCGGTGACTCCAGAGGCAGCCATAGCAGCTGCCGCAGCTGTAACATCAATTGATTTTAATTCTGGGCCAGATCCTCTGGGCCTCATTCCGAGTCCGTAGAACCCTCCAGTTCTGGGTGGTGCAACAAGGCCTCTTCGAGAGTTGAGAATCGTTGTTCGAGCTCTTGCAATCGCATCGTTAGCTCGTTCAACGTTGGTTTTGAACTTTTTGTCTTTGACATTTGAAAGTTTTGGCATTGTTGTGGTGTTAAATGTTGATGTTTCCAATCGTGTTCCACTGGTCTATCCAAACTACTCCCTCCTGGTCGGTACTTGGTAAAGTCGGAAATGATGACTGAATTAGAAAAATGGAACCCCACGAAGTTTATTTATAGTTGTTATTGACCAATCAGAAGTCTTTGTAAAAGACAATCGATTGTGCCGCAGTTCTCCACTCGCTTACAGCTGATTGCTCGAATGCAATGGCTACAAAGTAAAGGCATCCCATTCGCATGTCATCGTTTAGGCCGGTGTTACCAGGACCAAAATAAGTCAAGTGATTCAAGTCAAGCATGATTGTGTCAACGACACAAGTGTCGCCAGAAGCAATGGTTAACGCTCCAGTGGTTAAGCGGTTCGGTTGCACAGCGTAAATTTTGTGCCACAAAATTTCGTATCTCTCTGGGTATGTTGGACCCAGCGCTAATGGTCGCTGTGCACCAAAACATTCTGTATAATCGGGAGCGGAGTTCCCGACAAACCGATCGTATACAATGGCGATGGAAATGATATCTCCTTTGGAGTTATCAACAGTGGATGCACTGGTTGGATAAATGGTGAATCCCAGAGATAGGCGAGTCATCAGAATCTGCCTTGCAATCCGAGTACCGTCTGTTACTCCACGTAACATTCCGTTTAACTCTTGCCATACGGCAGTTGAAGAAGAAAGAGTTTGTGCAATAGATAATGTTACGCATTTATCATCTGCAGTTTTGGCGTCGTGCTTGTGATTCACTTTACTGAAAGACATAGGAGAAAAAAGTTAGGTGAAAGTTCTAGAAAAGTTCACATTTTATAGTTGTGAGTAACCAATCAAAAACAATGAGACTTGGAGTGGAGATACACTCTACTTGCCGCTACCACAGATGCTGATATTATCAAAAAGTTAGGACTCATTTATGGGGAGTCACGGGGGCGCCGCGTCCCCGTGACGGGGCCCCTTAAATTATGTCCGACTCGAAAGAACTTGCCGCCAAAGAAAATTAGTCGTTACTAGGAAAGTAGCTTTTTGTCAGCCTGAGTTTACACTTCTGTGCCAAAAAAAAGGTACCTCGCAAATCCATTTTTTTATCGCCGATTATCGACATGAATTATTGATGAAAATCGATAAACTGACAATTATTGAAAATAATTGTAATAAATTCCAATAATACATAATAATTATCGATAAATGTGTGATGGGCGGGAACGCCGCTCCAATCAGACACGCTACACATCATAGTTACGGCGGGCATTCCGATTGGAGAAAAAATTTTTTCTCCCATAATTTTGCTGGAATCCCGACGTCTATAAAGTCTCAGAGGTGTCTGGTATACTATTACCCAGACACCTCTGTGCCGGAACCTGTGTGCCGCCATACAAAATGTCAAGTAACCGAAGCCGTGCCCGTGCATATTGTTTCACTGTTAACAACCCGAGCGAAGACGAAGTCTTAGTGCCACAAAGTTGGGACGTCGCGAGCTATAACTATCTAGTTTATCAGCTAGAGGAAGGTGCCGAAGGCACCCGACATCTTCAGGGATATATTCAATTCACGAATCCGAAGGACTTCGATACCTTCTACAATTGGTTTCCGAATCGCCGAGCTCATATTGAAAAGGCTAAGGGGACTGCGAAGCAGAACCAGAAGTACTGTACCAAAGTAGAAGGCAGAATTGATGGCCCCTGGGAATTTGGGGACTTGCCCGAGCAAGGTAAGAGAAATGATCTTCTTGCAGTGAAGGCAGACCTGGATGCCGGGGCCTCAATGTCTGAAATTGCTGAGAACCACTTCTCACAATTTGTTAGGTACTCCAAAGCTTTCAAGGAGTACAAGTGTCTTGTTGCACAAAGGGAGAGCCACCCTAAAGAGGTCAAATGCCTTTGGGGACCTACAGGAGTTGGAAAGACGCGTTGGGTCTTTGAAACCTATCCTGGTGCTTACTGGAAGACCCGATCGG